TATCGGTCCCAATTCAAAGGTGATCGCTGGGAAGCGTCTGCTTTCGGGTGAGACCATAGAGGTCAATGAAAAAGTCGTGGATACGCTGCGCAGCGATCCCGATATCGAGGTTTGGGGTGAGCTTCCAAAGGCAGAAGAACCTGTGTCACAGGTAGCAGAAACGCCCGAGGAAAACGAAGCGCCAACTGAAGCGCCCGCGTCGCAAGTTCCAGACATGCCACAGCCTATTAAGAGGATACGAGGCAAAAAGAGATGACCGTAGCGCTCGCCGATCTAATCCTTGACCTGCAGGAGGATGTTCCCCCTGTGGATGGCATTCCGAGTGATGCGCAGTATGAGCGTGCAATCAAGGATGCCGTTGCAGAGTTCTCGCGTCAGTGCGGATTGGTGAAGAATACCTTTATCAACATCATTTCGGGCACTGCCACGTATAACCTGCCCAGTGATTTCCTAAAGAAAATCGAGTTCGATAGCCCATATGACCCTAAGCATGGCGTCATGATCACATCCACAGGGATCATCCCATTTGGCAACCTGACTCCCTTCGAGGAAGAGATCACGATTCAAAATGGAGTGATGACCATCTATCCCACGCCCGCATACACAATGGAACGTTATTTGGGATACAAAGCCGCGTGGGTACTGGATGGATCGGACAATTATCCGCTGACCGAGGATGAAGTGGAGATCGTGATGCTGAAGGCAAAGGCAATTGCATTCGAGAAGATCAACAATGCCAGTGCATCAGGCGTTTTCCGCTACACGATCGGGAATATGTCCGTAGATAAGAGTGGGCTGGGCGATGGGTATTCCAAGCGGGTGGGTGAGTTCGAAGATAAGTTCGAACGTGCCTGCAAACATTACAACGGAACGGTGCGGATATGTTGAGTGCAAACGATTGGCAAATGATGCGAGATCTCGCTGCAAAGGTTCGCACTGATCGTTCCTTCGATGTGGAGTTCCGACGCGGTGAGTCGACGCTGGATGCCCAGGAAGTGCGCATCGAAGCGGTGGGACGTGGATTCCATCTGCAAAGCGATGCGGCCCGCGAAGCGCGTGTGGCAGTGGTGGTCTTCGGCGCACCCGATCTGGATGTGGCAGTGGAAGACCGTTTCACTGTGGACGGTGTGCTCTACCGTGTGGTTTCGATCGCTCCAAACAGAGATATCGATACGCAGGCTGAAGCGGTGGCGGTGGAGTGAAGGATGCCTGGCTCTGGTTTTGAATGGGTTGTTTCGCCAAAAGTGATCGCAAAAGGTCTTAAAGACTATGGTGAGCGGGCGCTTGTTGCGATCCAGGCTGTGGCGAATTATTGGGGTCAATCCATCCAGGATGAAGCCAGGCAGAATGCGAGCTGGGAAGACCGCACAGGAAACGCACGGGGTGGGCTGTTCTTTGCGGTGGACGGATTCGGGCTGGAACCGCTGACAGGAGAGGTGACGCCTGAAGCCAAAAGCGAAATGAGCGATGTGGGTGTGGAGAGCGGTTCGAAGGATACGTTGATCATCACCCTGGCTCACACGGTCTTTTATGGAAAATTTCTGGAGCTTAAGAATGGTGGTCGATATGCCATCATTATGAGCACGCTCGAACGTAATCTTGGAAAATTGGAACGTCAAGTCCAGGACGTATTCAGAGGATGACATGCCTTCTTTGCGACAAAGAATAGATGCATTTTTCAAGCCGCCCTCGGCTGAGACCACAGCTGCCCCCACCGCGCAGCAATCTATTGTGGGAGAGTATGAAAAGCTGAAAGCGGACCGTGAGCGCCTGGCGAAGATCAAGACCTGCAGGCTGATGTATGACACGGATCCACGCGTGAGGAAGGCATTGAAAATGTATGCAACTGATGTGGTGAAGGCTGGTTTCATCGTCAAAACCGAGGATGAGCAGGCAAAGCAGATCGCAACCAATCTACAGAAGCGCATCGGCTTGAATAAGAAATTGCAGGATGTGGTGAGACTCTCAGGACGGGATGGTGACTCGTTTTATGAGATCGTGGTCGATGAACAATCGAACATCAGCGAAGTTTCTCGCAAACCCACACTTCGGGTGCGAAGGAACAGCAATTCGGCAGATAAGTTCGACAATCCGAACAAGGCGTTTTATATGGTGCCTGATAACTACCTGGGAGCTGATGTTCCGACGAATGCGGTGTTCTTCTCTGAGTGGCAGATCATCCATGCACGCTGGGAGCATGATGATGAGAGCCGTTATGGAAGTCCGATGTGGGCAAGCGCGACGGGTGCCTTCAAACGTGTGAGTGAGGGTGAAACCGATATGGCCGTGCGGCGCAAAGTGCGAGCTGGCATGAGGCTCTTGCATGTGGTGGAAGGCGCCGAATCGGATGTGAAAATCTATAAGGAGATGAACAAGGAGGCTTTGGATAAACCGACTGCCGCGCATTTGGATCTCTTCTCGAATAAGCCTGGCTCGATCACGGCGATTCAGGGCGATGCGCATTTGAATGAGATTAATGACATCCTGCACCAGGTGGCAACGATGTTTGCGGCCAGCGATGTGCCGATGGAGCTTGTAGCATATGGCGAGGGGCTCAACAGGGACATCCTGGGCGAGAAAAAGGACGAATACGATGAATCGCTCGACGATGGGCGGGAATGGGTCATAGAAGAGTTTCTGAAGCCGCTGATCGAACGTCAGTGGCTGTTGAAGGGAATCCTGCCTGCGAATATAGATTACAAGATCATCTGGCGTAAAGCCAAGTCTCTGACACCCGCAGATCTGCGTGACCTGGCTGATGCAGGATCCCGCTTAAAAGTGCTGGGTGTGAAGGATGAGATCGTGCAATTGATCATGGCATCCTTCCTGCGGGATGTGGATATCGATATTTTGAATTCGGATGGGTTCTCTGCGGAGCAGTTCGCGAAGTCGCTGCAAGGCATAAGTATATAGGAATTGGTAAATGGTAATTGGTAATTTGCTCACCGAGAAATCCAAGACTGCCAAGCTGATCGAGCAGCTGGAGAAGATCCCGCTGGGGAGGATATACCAGGCTTCCTTCCGTGCTGTGGTGCGGTTGCATCTGTACTTTACAGGTAGAACGCATGAGCTAATGCTGGACTTCACCGAAAGGGCGCAGGCGCTGATCCTGATGAAGGCAGGCAAGGACCAGGTGCTGGATGGAACGAGCGGGTTTATTGTGCAGACGGAGCTGATGAAGCTGTGGGGCGATACGTTCAAGGAGTGGAGTGAAGAGTTCGAGAAGGTGAGACGGGAGGCGGTATCCATCCCGTTTGGGGTGATGGCCGTTTTTCATGAGCGGATGGTGTTGCCACTCACCACAAAGAACACAAAGAGCACGAAGGAGGAGACCCTTCGCTCCGCTCAGGGTGACATTGAAGAAGCTGTTGAAGATGGCGTGTTCCGCCCTCAGCTAAACATCGTATTGAATGCGGCGGGGGAGCATCTTTATGGCGATTCGTTGAATCTCTCGCAGCGGATCTGGCGGATCGATCGGGAGGCGCGGGATGGGATCAATGCTGTGCTGATGAACGGAATCTCGAATAGTTCTTCTGCTTGGGACATTGCCCAGCAGCTGGAGGGGTATCTGGGAGCGAACGCAGACTGCCCACGCTGGACATCCACGCGGCTCTATGGCAGGACCAAGAGCCAGATCGCCACGGGTGATACCACAGGCTTGCTCAGTGGCAATGCGTGCGATGGGCGCGGCGTTTCATACAACGCCCTGCGCCTGGCACGGACCGAGATCCAAAAAGCACATGCGCTGGCCACCGACAAAGTTCTGATGAGCCAGCCCTGGGTGGAGAAGGAAAAAGTTAATTTAAGCGCCGCTCACCCCGAAACAGATATCTGTGATGATGTGACAAGTGGAGGGGAAAAAAGGGAAGGGGTCTATCCAGTGGGTGAGATTGAGCTTCCGCTGCACCCGAATTGCCTGTGCTATAAGACTGCAGTGCTGATGGCCGAGAAGGAATTCACCTCCCAGCTGAGAGGCTGGATGCAAGGCACAGAGAGCTGGCCGGAGATGGACGATTACGAACGGATGATCGGCGGCGATGTGAGTCAATCTGTGCTGCCGAATGCGATCAACCTGGCGGTGTGGCTGTTCGGTGCAGACCTGGAGAAGTGGTTGCCATGAGTCTCAGTGACGAAATCAAGACCGCGCTTTTGGCTGATGCTCCCCTGGTAGCTCTGCTCACGGGTGGGATCTACAACGATGTGGAAGAGATCTCCAGGCAGAACACGCCAGGCGCGTTCGATGCCACTACGAAGGAATTGAAGCCCTGTGCGTTGATCAAGTACAACACCGAGCTTCCACTTCGCAGCGGATACCTGAGAGCGGTCAACGATCCATTCACGATCTACTTTTACCAGCGCCAGGGATTTGACGTGATCGAGCAGGCAATGGATCTGGCATTCGATGACTTGAATGAAAAGAAGATCGGAACGGGCGTCTGGAATATTGAATTCGATGTTGCAGTGAAACAACAGCGGGACGTGGCTTTGGATTGTGCACTCGGCTCGCTGCGATTTGTAGCCAAAAGACTACGATAAAAAGGAGATTAACAATGAGTCTAGATACACATCCAAAACCGTTCGGGCTGAGTGATATCAAAATCACCAACATGGCTGGCACCCTGCAGGTGGATCTGCCCGCATCCACAAAGCTGACGTTCAAGGAGCGGGTCAAATCCGCCGAAGGTCCTGGCGATGATATGCTTTCCACGGTGGTATCTGTGCGGGATGCAGTGGAGTGGGAGTTGGAAGCCACGGGCCTGCCGCTCGAAGCGCTGGCCCTGATGTATGGTCTTACCACTAGCACCTCGGGTACCACGCCGAACCAGATCAAGACGCTGGAGCATCATGGCGGTGTGCGCCTGCCCTATTTCAAACTCTATGGCAAATCCTTGGGCGAAGGCGATGATGACGTGCACTGCATCATCTACAAAGCCAAAGTGACGGAAGGTCTCGATTCGCCCTTTGAATATGGAACATTGCAGAAGAGCACCATCAAGGGCATCGGCATCGACGATGGCACGAATGGCGTTTATGACTGGGTGCAGAATGAGACCGCTGCAGATCTGCCTGGCACCACAGGCTCACCGCCCGCCTTCACGCTGTCCTCTTCGCCTGCTGATGCTGCCACGGGTGTCGTGGTGAGCGCCAATGTGGTCCTGACCTTCAGCAACAAGCTGGCCGCTGGTTCAGAGAATGGGATCATCCTCACCACAGTCGCAGGTGTACCTGTGGCGTGCGCCCGCACGATTGATGCGGCCCGCCTGGTGGTCACGCTCAACCCGAACAGCAACCTGGGTGCAGCCACCGAGCACCTGGTGATCGTCCCTGGTGTGACCGATATCTACGGTCAAGCGCTCGCCGATACAGTGATCAACTTCACCACGGCGTAGGTGAGTGATGAATGATCAACTGAAGAAATTGCAGCAGTCACAGCAATCTCGCCGTGAGATGCTGGCTCAATTTCGTTCCAGCCGTTTGCATGAGCTTCCTTTACCCAGCGGAATTACTGTCTGGGTAAAGGATGTCAGTATGACAGACCTGATGCTGACAGGTAAGCTTCCTGAAAATCTCCTGGACTTTGCCGATCAAGCAAATATGCAGAGCAAAGCCGAGATCGATTTAAAGAAGATCATAAAAAGCGGAACGGATTTCAACGTCATGCTGAATACCGTTGTCTGCGCCGCTGTTGTGGAACCACCCATTGCTGAAAAGGGTGACGATGATCACCTGGGACTCGATGAGATCAATGGAGACGATAAAATGGCGATCTTCAATTTTGTGAATCGTGAGGTGCAAGAGCTCCGTCCCTTTCGCGAAGGTGAAGACAAACCTTTGGCGGCTGTACAACCTGGGAACGGCCTACGGGCAGCGTCCGAGTGACATCGTTGGCGGATTGAAAACAGACCTCGGACGCTGGTATCTGGATGAGGCTTGCCTGGTAGCAGGCAGAGGAATCGAGAAATTATTGAACGAGGGCAAAGATCCATTTTCTGACGAGAGTTCCAAGCCTGGCAAGTTTCGCACTGCGAAAAATCGTGTGACGAAGAAGGTCAAGATCAAGCCCAGCGGAACATGGTAAACAATGGCGATCCAATTAGGTAGTGCATACGGAAAAGTTTCCCTCGATGTAGGCGGTCTTCTAAAGGCTGTCAAACAGGGCAAAGAGGGATTATTCACGCTCGCCAGTGCAGGAGAACAAATTGGTGGTGCGCTTAAGAACGTAGGCGCAAAGCTGACGATCGGTCTCACGCTGCCGATCGTGGCCCTGGGCGCAGCCTCGATCAAAGCCGCCTCGGACTTCGAAGAGACCAAGAACAAAGCCATCGTCGTCTTCGATGAGATGGCGGATAATGTTGTCTCAAATGCCAACCGCTCAGCCAGCGCGCTGGGCATCAGCAAGACACAATACCTGGATTATGCCTCCTCGATTGGCGCGGCATTGAAGGCTGGTGGACTGGGCATCAAGGAGTCCACGGAACTTTCAGAGCAGGCTGTGAAGCACTTCGCAGATCTCGCATCCTTCCACAATGCCCGCGTGGAAGATGTGGCCGCAGCCTGGCAATCTGCGATCCGTGGGCAGTATGAACCCATCCAACGGTTCTTTCCATTCATCACCGATTCGTATCTAAAAACCTATGGCATTGCGAATGGGCTGGTGGATGGAAACACAGATAAGCTCACAGCCAATCAGCGAGCCATCATCCTCAATGCGATTGCACTGGATGAAAAGCTCAACCCGGCAATGAATGACTTTGCCGAAACATCGGGCGGGTTGGCAAATCAGACACGCATTATGAAAGCTCAATGGCAGGATATGCTTGTGACGCTGGGTCAAAATCTCTTGCCAATTGCGCTGAAAGTGGTCACTGCGTTGAATGGACTGTTGGAAAAATTCAACGCGCTCACTCCCGTCCAACAAAAGATCGTGCTTGGCTTTCTAGGTTTCCTGGCAATTCTTGGACCGTTGCTCTCAGGGATTGGCACACTGATCTCTGTAGCGTCGACCATCTCAGGTGCGCTGGGGGGGCTCTCCACAATGGGCATTTCCCTGGCTGGCATCGGAACCACGATCACAGCGGTTATGGTCCCTGCGATTGCAGCGGTAGGAGCAGCCCTGCTACCCATCCTCGTGGTGATCGCATCCATTATCTTTTTTGTGGGCTTGTTAGCTTTTATTTGGAAGTCGAATATGTTCTTCATCCGAGATGCTGCGATGATGGCTGGGAGCGTGATCAAATCGGTGTGGAAGGCGCTGCTGGCTTTCCTGCGGGGCGATACGGATGCGGCGTTGGAATATCTGAAGGAAGCCTGGACTACCTTCATGGCGCATGTCACCAGCGTGTTCTCGAAGTTCGAAGGTCTGCGGGCCGCCTTCCAAAATTTCCTGAACTGGCTCCAAAAAATGATGAGCGGCTTTGTGTCATACATTTCCAATGCGATCAGCAAAGTGAACTGGTCCCAGCTGGGGAAGTACATCCTGTTCGGCATTGCAAATGGCATGCTGCTGGGCATTCCTTCCCTGATCCTTGCGGCTGGAAGAGCTGCTGAAGCTGCGCTGGCTACGATCAAGGCGAAGCTGGGGATCAAATCTCCGAGCAAGGCCTTTGAGCAACTGGGACGATTTAGCGCACAGGGTTATCAGCTGGGTTTGGCAAGGGCAATGAGCGCAGATGCGATCGCAAGCGCCATGACGAGACCTATGAACCAGCTGTCCAATTCTCAGCAGCAGAATATCACGATGCAGTTTGCGAGCGGGCTGACGATCCAGCAAGTGCAGGGGATGATCGCGGCGAATAGTGAGAGTTTGGTGGAGAGGTTGAATCGGGCGATCGGTGGATGAAAGAGATTGGAGAATTGGAGATTGAATGTCGAGCTTTGAGATTGGCACAACTCAACCAGAATTAACTGCACTGGATGCATTGACGACTCCGCTTCCGGATCCGAAATCATCGTATTTGCCATATTCACGCAAAGTAACGAAGGGGAATGCAGAAGAGCTCGGTGTGGGTGCACCTGTGGCGAGTTGGACGTTCCCAATCCTCGAAGTTGATCAATACAACCAGCTCCGCACGTTTTCAGGAACTGCCTTCATACGCACGAAGATCGATGATGATACCTTTGCAGTCTTCGAATGTTATTTGAGCTTTCCACTGGAGACGCAGAATCGCTGGTATGGTCAGCGGCAGAATTACACAGTGACATTCCGAAACCTGGTGGGGGTGTGATGTGGCGCGTCCGATCACGTCTCCTGAATTAACTCTCTTGCGCTCAGAGGGGCAGTGGAGCAAGCTGTTCATGGCTGTGCTCATCCCCAATGTCATTTACACTGCACGCCTGGCTGCATTACCCAGCTCGAACGATCAGGTATATGAGATTACGTATAACACAGGCTCAGGCACATTGGGGGATGTGAAGGCTGGCATGATGCTTTATGTTGGGACGAGCGCGGGGGCATTTGACCTGGGGATGTGCAGGGTACGCGTGGCTCCAGATGGCTCGAAGATCTACATCGGCGAGACGAGCGAGATCGAGTGGGCATCGAATTGTTATCTGACCATCGTGGATGATTTCGATATCCATGCGCGGCATGTGCATGTGGATTCGAGTGGCACGCTTTTTATGGATGTGGATATAGCTTTCAGCGATCAGCATACAGCGTTCAGCCCAGTGCCTGTGCTGGGGTCACATGCGGTGGTGTGGCTGACAGGCGCAACGGTGGACGTGGAGTTCGATGCATCGGATTCATGGGTGTTCGATTCGACAATCTCAGGTTACGTCTGGACCGCACCAGGTGCGAGCGCATCGAGCGGGATGACTTCCGCCACACCCACGATCACATACAACGCGGCGGGCATTTATCGGGTGCTCTGCACAGTGACAGCAGCGAATGCGAAAACTGCTGTGGGTGTGAGATATGTCTTTGTGTATGACGATGACAATCCGCCTGCAACGGTCTTCCAGATCGCGAACTGTGAAGGGTCGGTGGATTCGGGCGGGTGGATGTTCGATGTGACGATGCAGGCAGAGGCAAGCCTGAGCGAGATCAGAGAGCGGACGCTGGTGATCCTGTTCGCGAAGGATTATTACAACGGGGTAGAGCAGTCGATCGGTCCCATCGAGGGACGCGAGAATATCATCGCTGTGGGGCGGGTGGGTCCATCTGAATCGATCCGCTGGGACCCCGTGGCGGGGCAAGTGCATTTCAGTGTATATGGTCCGCACTATTGGATGAACAAGATGAAGGTGAGCGCAACCCAGTTGGAGTTCAGCACGGCGCCTGGTAACTGGAACCAGGTGACGAACCTGAGCGTGGACCGTGCGCTGTGGCATCTCATGCATTGGCGCTCGACTGCAACGATGGTGATGGATTTCTATCCCTCTGGCGATACACGCTACGACGATAAGACGGCGAGCCTGGCAAATTATCTCTGGTCTCAATTAACAGAGATCGCAGGCACGAAGATCATGGCGCATGTGCTGTGCGACCGTTATGGGAGGATGTTTGCAGAGATCGATCCACAGATGGTCCCTGAAGTCAGCCGCAGCGCGTTCCCCACAGTAATGACCGTGACCGAAGACGATTGGATGGATGTGATCGAGTTCGAGCGGGCCACTGCGCACGATGTGGGACAGGTAAACCTGAGCACACGGTTTGTGAATTCATCGGGGGCATCGGTCACACTATACAGCCTGGCGCCTGGTCACCTGCCACGCAGGTATGGCGAAGCTGCAGCGCCCATCGATGGGATGCTGGCAGCATCGCAGGCGCAGAGCAATCAGATGGCAGGGTTGTATCTGGGGTGGAAGTGCAACCCATTCCCTGGGATCCCATTGAAGCTGCCACAGAACAACCGCATGATCGACATCTGCCCGCGTCAGTTTTTGGATATTACGATCGCTGCCGAAGATACGCCACGGGGTGTGCCTTATTCTGGGAATATCATCCCTCGACGAGTGGCACTGCCCTATGATGCGGACGCCCGCTGGCTGAATGTGGCGATCAATTCGGAGGGGGAGACATTCGAGGAGATAAGCTCGAACGGAGATGTGCCTGGCACGTCTGGCGTGGATGTGGATCTATCCATGCCACCGTTGCCCCCGCTGCCAAAGCTGCCCAATCTTCCGATCATCCTGCCTGGGACCACGGAGCCTTCGGCGAATGGTGCAAAGAAGGTAATGATTCATGACGCCAACCAGGGATTGCTCTATAGCATCAACTTCGACGGCACACCGCAGTGGAATTTCTTCAACGCTGGCCTGACCGTCGCGCAACGGCAGGCGGCAAATTTCTTCTTCCGTTGTCCCTCGGGCGCGTGTTATTGTGGCCATGTCAGCAATGGCACCACCTCCACCCATGGCGCTTTCGTGGCGCGCGCGCCGTCCCTGGGCGGCACCTGGGTGATCCTGTACGATGTAAGTAATTTACAATTATCTGGCGGAGCTCGCTGGGGCGTCCATGGCGCTAATTACAATCCACTGGTCTCCGAAACGGTTGGACTTGTCCTATACAAAAGTGATGACGGCGCTCCCTATTTCTATATTGGCTCAGGCATCTCCTTTGCAAAGGGCGCGCTGGTCTCCGCGTCGGGATATAATTTTCAGTTCAATGTATCTTATGGTCTTGGGAAATGGATGGTCAGTTCCTACGGGAATCAAACCAATGGGAAGATCAAGATCCTGGCTTCGAATGGGATGGCGGTGACTGCTAATCCAGCGGTCAATGGTGGGCTGAACCCGGGGCATGTGAGAGCAGGGACGACTGGCAAAACATTCCATGATAGATCGGGGAACGGCATTTTCATTGGAACAGACAACTACACAACCGAGGACATGAACACGGATGGCGACATCAAATTTACGGTAGATCACACAAATAACTTTTTTGCCTGTGATCCCACAGGCACCTACTGCATGACCCGGTACGGGGCAGGGTTCCGCGGCAGGTCGTCGGACGGTGGAGCCAGCTGGGGAACGATCCCCAATCTGCCTGTCCAGAATAATTATATGTTCGCCTACGCTGGATCATCGCAGCGGTGGGTGGCAGGCGGAGGCTCCACCATTTATTCGACCCCCGATTTCGGAAATTCATGGGCTAACAAAGTAGGAAACCTGACAGGGCTGATCCCAATCCCAGACATCAACATGGTAAAGGTCTTGGAGTATTGATATGTCAGCTCTTGATAAATTCGAGAAGCAGTTCAAGACGATCACGGTGAAGCGGGGTGATCCGTGGCTGGAGAGGGTGCCTGCCTGGACGGGGGATTATGCCGGCGTTGTGGATACTGGCACCAGCGGGTTGATCTATGTGCGGGTGGATGCTCAGGTGGTGACTGTGTTCAACGGCACAGCGCCGCTCGAACCGAACATTCCGATCACGATCGGGCGGCACAAGGACCAGCCGCAGCTGTGGCAGGTGGTGAGCAGGCGCGAGGTGTGGAGCGCTCCATCCAGTCCGAACACGCTGCACCACCATGACCAGCATGAGTTCCCGAATGCGGATACGGTGTGGGTGGACCGCAAGCAGATCATCAGGCTGACACTGTTGGTTCTGAATGAGGAAGATTCGGCGAATTTCATCATGACTGTGATCGGCGGGGAGTTCGATAAGGTGGATGGTTCTGTGGGCCTGGTTGACAACCAGACGGTGGATCTCTCTTCGTATGTGGGCGGAGCCAGTGCTTATTATGTTGCGATCGAGACCGATGAAGATGGTGTTCTCTCGGTGCATACAGGCACAGATTTTGCAGCGCCGCAACTTGCGACCGAAGAGTTCATCCCTGTACCTGATGCAGGCAAATACAGGATCGGGTATGTGCTATTGTTCGAGGGGCAGGAGAAGTTATTGAATGAGCACATCCGCGTGCCGATGCCGCTGGCGACCAATCCACTCAATTTCGAGACAGGCGGACAGATCAGCGATGCGCCGGCTGACACCCCTCTGGATGCGGATAAGTTCGGGTTTTGGGATGTTGTGGATTTAGCTCTCAAGAGTATCACGTGGAGCAATATCAAAACAACGCTCAAGACGAATTTCGATACGTTGTATGCCGCGCTGGGTCATGCGCATGACGCATCCACTATAACGTATACGCCCACTACTATTACAGATTGGACAGGCAGTGTTGATCCTGGAGATGTAGATGAGTCCCTGGATCAACTTGCTGGACGTGTTACAGCATTGTCAGTGGGCGCAGGCGGGCATCTACACGGTTTGGCGCGCTGGAATGGTGCCAGCGGGCAAACCATTTTTGATTTGCCTGATATTTGGGAATATGCCGACTCACTCTTGTTGAATGGATTGGAGGAGGATCCCTTTGTGTATTCTTTGTCTCCAGACGGCACACAGATTGTGCTCGATAATGCGCTCTCCAGTGCGAACAATGTCATCGCACATGGAGTAGTAAGGAGTATATAAGTGTCAAACACAGCTTTGAATCGGTCAGTTGTTGCTGTCAAAACAAATAAATCGGGTGGCGCTCATGCACAGGGCGATGTATGTGTCGAGGATACATCCAATACCAACGCGGTGGTGAATAATACAGCCGGTGCTTATGTAAATGGCGCAATCTGGGTGTGTCTTGAGCCTGATGGAGTGGCTAATGATGCACTAGGACTTTATGTTTCGATGGGATATGTACCAAAAATCAATTTGAGCAGTTCGGCCAGCCTGGGAGATTTCATCAAGACCCATACCGTTGCCAAACAAGGAGTCAGACATGCCGCACCTATGGTCGCGGGTGATTTTGCTCAGGTATTAGGAACAGGAACCAACCCGGCCGCTTGGATGTTCGGTGCGCCATACCAGGGAACTGGAGCTGCTGGCTCTCCGACTACTGCTGAATATGTGACCACCGCCGCAGATGGCACACTCTCAGCAGAGGTCAATATTCCGGGACTAGCCGGTAGTGCAGATCGTGCAGGTATAGGTGGAGGCGGAAGTGGGGATAAAGAATTCGACGATACAACTGATCCGTTCACTTGGGGCAGCGCACCTGCTACCCATGATAGCGACACCTCCATCCCAAGTCACCTCTATCTAAAACAGACTGCCAATGATACCCGAACGGGCACCTACGCTTGGTCTCCTACGGGCGCTTATCAACTCATTGCAAAGCTATCATTGGGGGTAGATGCGTATGCAACTGCCTGCAACGCAAAATTACTCATCGCTGATGGAACGAACATCGCCTCCATCAATGGATTTGGAGTCCAGTTGGCTGTACAGAGTACGGCAAATGCACCAATGCGCATTGTTTCTGTAACCTACGCCAGCGGGACTCCCACTAATCGGACCACAATCGAATTTCGCAGCAATGAAGTTTATGTCAAACTCGTCAATGACGGTTCAAATAATGTTTCGGTTTACTTCTCCAATAACGGACTGGTTTGGTGGCATATGTCCACCAATGCAGTGACGTTCACGGCTAGTCAGATCATGATTGCGCTGGTAGGCGCAGCGTCTCAGGTGGTTCACGTGGCAGTTGACTTCATACGTACACAGGATTAAGAGCAACGTATGGGTTTCTTTCGCGGCTGCCTCTGGATGTTGGTTCTCTCGCTTCCCTTCTGGATTGTATTGTGCTATGTCATCTGGAGAGTGATTGATGTCCACAAATAAGATCAAGCTCGCAGAACAGTCGGACGGTTCTGGTGCTGGTGCTGTCCCTCATGAGCCTGGCGGAAGAGTCACACTAGTTAGTGGGGAACCTGTGATGACTTCGGAACAGGCAAACAAAACTGCCATCTATTACACCCCATATAAGCATGATCTTGTCCCGATTTACAACGGCTCCTGGCTGGAGACCCTATTCCCAGAACTAACCCTCAACCTGGATAGTAACAGTGGGCATTCAGGCTACCATGCAGCATCCAAGCCATTTGACCTATTTGTCTACAACGATGGGGGTACATTACGATTATTGTCCGGGCCGGCCTGGACAAATAGCACAACGCGCGCAACCGCTCTTGAGCGCGTCAATGGAATCTGGATGAACGCCGCCAGCATGACAGGAAGATTTGGAAATGCATCAGGTGACACTGTTACGGTAGCAGTGAATCGGGGGACATATGTTGGAACATTTGCAACAACAGCCTCTCCAGGAGTGACAACCTGGGAGCTGGGAGGAACCGCAGCAGGAGGCGATCCTGGATTTCTGTATTTGTGGAACGCATATCATCGCGTTCCAGTCTCAGTTCAGGTCAGAGACAATACCAATTCGTGGACTTACGGGACATCCACCACCTGGAGGCCCCTGAATAACAATCCGAACAATTCTATTGAGTTCGTCCGAGGCCTGAATGAGGATTATGTGAGGGCAGAGCTAAATTATCAGGGCATAGGTTCCGCTACCGGATACGCAGCATTAGGTGTTACTCTGGACTCAACCTCCTCCCCTACGGGCATCCTGTTCCGGAACGGCTCGACTGCCGTTGCCCCTATGAGTATCGCCAGATATGCTGGTCAACCCGGTATCGGCCTGCATTATGTCATGGGTCTGGAGTACACAGATAACGGCAGCACTCCGGTCACTTTCTACGGGGATGCAGGGCAGGCATTTTATCAGGGAGGATTGCAGATTGATTTGAGAGCATGAGAGTTGCTCGCCATTGCTATCTGACTTGTGCTACCGAATCGTGATTATCACCCGCACGCGATGACCGTCTGTTAACTGGATATCAAAAGCTCGCTCACTTGGAGCGGGGTTTTTCTTCGGAAATAACTGGGTAGGAAAATGTTTGCCTATAGCGCAATGCCCCCACGGGGTCTGGTGACATAGACAAAATTCCAGTGGGGGCGAGGTCAAAAGGGGGGCCAGCGTTTTCAGGCGGGTAGTAGTAGGTGATCAGGGCAAAGATATTTTTGTCTGCTCGTTCAGCTGTCATTTCATGGACAATGCCGCGCAGCACTGCACGCCTGGTCTCCAGGAATCTGGAGTTGAGGCGTTCTTTCAGGTCCTTCGAAGCGGTTTCAATTTGCGGCTGGGTGAGACGCGTCATGGGCTGGATCGGAACGTTCAGTTCGTCGAGATCCTTTTTGTTCTCTGCCTTGGATGATTCTTTTTGCTTTAAAGCAGACAATAATGCTTCGCTGTGACCTGCATCTGCGATCGCTCGGGTGATGTTGGCAATCTCACGCGAGAGGGCTGCACGTTCCTGCAGGAGAGACTCCTTCCGCTCAGCTCGTGTGCTTTCGGTTTCTTCCTGGTTATTGATCGCCAGTTCCTGCACGGCGGTGAGATTATCGGGGACCAGGATGAAATCGTTGAGGGTGGAAAGCACGAGATCTTCGACGCGGCTGCGAGGGATGCGCCTGGCGTCACAGCCTGCCTTCCGTTTGGCACGGGAGCAGAGATAGGCTTCATCCCGCCCGCGGTTGGATTTGTAGGTGACGCTGTTCCCAGACATGGGAGCGCCACACTTTGCACATTTGATCAAGCCGCTCAGCAGGTAAATGGAGTTGACCCGTTTGGGATGACGCTCGCCGAAACGATGCTGGGCAGTCTCTTCGATGATCTTCTGCACTGTGTTCCAGGTCTTCATATCGATGATCGGAGCGCAATAATTCTCGATGATCATCTCTCCGAATTCCAGGATGCCGATATAGATCTTGTTGGTGAAAAAGGTTCGGTAGGAATTGATGGAGCCATAGAGACGCGTTGCTTTGTGGATCTCGCTCAGCGTGGATCCAGCTGCACGCATTTTGAATGCCTTGCGAACGCGAGGCGTTTTTGTTTTATCGGGCTCCCATTTGTGGTTCTTGCGCTGATCACCAGTGCGTGGATTGATCGTCACCATCGGGACGCGCTTGAAGCCTGCAGGCGGTGTGCCTGGCACGGCTCCCTGGCTCACGATGGAGCGAAGACCATCCTTTGCATCGATGCTGGTCTGACGTGAGCGCTCTTCGTTGGAGATATCCACCAGGGTCTCGACGAAGCGGGAGTATGGTCCTTCGGGAATCTGATCGGTGAGGGAATGGATGATGATGTTGTTGCGGCGCAGGCGGGATTTGTAATAGGTGGCATCGTCGAGGTTGCGACCGAATCGGGAGAAGCTCCATAGGAGCAAGCCCGCTGGATTGTTGTGCTGCTGATCACTCTGGGCGATCATCCGATGGAAGTCATCGCGCCCTGCAGTGGTCGTGCCTGACTTGGCTTCGTCCTTATATACGTGGATGAGCTGCAGCTGGTGCTGGGCGCAGTAGGCACGAATCGATTCGAGCTGACGCGTCATCGAGCGATCCTGCTTTTCTCCACCACTATCACGCAGGTATGCCCAGACGGTGGAGCCAGATGGGAGAGTGGAGGGTGGGGAAAGAAGGTTCACGGAGAATTGGAGAATTAGAGATTAGAGATTAGAGATTGGAGGTTGGAGGTTCAATTGGCTTCGCAAGCATCTCCATCGTTGTCTTGGTCAAGTTTGTTGATATCGCCTGCGCCCTGTTGCATGCAGTATTCAAAGCATGCTTGTGCGCTTGAGCCATCTGGAAAATCTGCGCAGTTCAAAGTGTCGCCTGAGCATGAGCAAATACCAGGTATTGAACCTGATGGTGCATTCGTTGGTAGTATAAAAATCACAGTTGCTGTGGGTGACAATGTTTCCAGTGGGGGAGATGTTGCGGGTTTCGTCAATGTTGGAAGGATGTATTGTGTTGATGTTAAAACGATTTCAGTAGTTTGAATGATGATGGGTTCAGCGAGTGGAGTTGTTGTGGATGTGGGGCTTGAATTAATTGGTGGGAGAAGTGCAGCGAATATTAGCAATCCAAAGCCAGCAAGACATATTCCAAAAATGCAGCCCAGGATCATGAACCAATTGTTGCGTCGGGGCTTGGAAGGTGTCATATCCAGTGCGCTTTTCTCGATTAATTCGGTGGAGGCTTCTTTCGCTTTGCTTCGTATCGTTCAGCATCCTCAGCTAGTTTCCGCTGATGCTCAAGCGAGAGACGTTCAAAGACCTGGTTGATCTTTTGCAGATATGGGTTTGGGCGGGGGAGACCAAGAGCATCATAAACTTCGTTTCCTAAAATCTTTGCCACTTTATGCACATTATCTCGTTCAGGCAGATGATTGCCATTCATCCACATCGTAAGAGAAGCGCGGCTTACGCCAATGAGTTTGGCAAAATCCGCCTGCGACTTTCGCTCCCCGATATCGATTTGCCATTGTAGAAACTTGCGTTCCAGCAGAACGCTGAAAGGGTGTCGGGGCATCATGATGATTCTAGCAATTAAATTGGTTTGTTCAATTACCTTGACAAGATTGGTCAATTGAGTTTATACTGGTCAATAGTTGACCAAAACGAACTTTGTAACCAAAAGGATGGCATTTACGTCATGAAAAAGGATAGCAAGATGAGCGAACAAATAAAGACGATCATGAGAGAAGAATTCCTAGCGCAGGGGCAACCTAGCCTGAGGAAGTTCCAGGATTGGCTGATGGAAGGACTCTCGAAAGAAGGCGATACAACGATCAGCCATACTACGATCTTGAACTGGCAAAACGGAACACTGCCTAGCACCGACATTATGGAAGACATTCTTGCAGTCTATCCGAATAGTGACAGGCGGTTTTTGTTCGCACTGCGAATGCTGGCGACAAAAAGCCCGCATGTGTGGGGTGCGGACGGGGTGGTCTGGTCATTTATGAAGAATTCCCCTCCGAAGATCAAATAACTCATTTCCAATGTGCCTCTCCATCATCCTTGGCTCAGGATGGAGAGGCGCACGGATTATCCAAACATTGAGCCAAGCATAGCATAGTCACAACCTTTGTGAAATTACAAACATCAAACGAAAAAGCAAGCAGAAAAGAGACACAACCACCAGAAGACACAATTGAGATTCGATACATTCCCCTGCCACCCAGGAAACGGGCAGCCTGGGAACAGTCGATGCGAATTTTGATAGCACTTATTTTGGAGATTTTGGAAGAAGAACAATCAGAAATTATTGAAAGGCAATTTTGAAGGGAACGAACATGAACAATCCAGCTGTCAATCAACTTTTAGCAAAAATCGAAGAATTGGAATATCGCATTGTAGATCTCGAAGAAGAGAACCGGGAACTCCAAACAGCGAATCGGGAACTTGCGTGGAACGCAGGCTACGGATGTTTCACGCGCCAGGGGTTCGAAAAAAATGTCTGGCCCAAGATTGAGCAGCAAGCCAGATGGATCATCTTCTTCGACATCGATGATATGCACGGTCTCAACAAAAAGCATGGTTACGACGGCATGAATGCAATCATCAAAAAGACGCTTGCCCGGCGTGGTGGAGACTACATGGCGGGGCAATGGTTTTCGGGCGATGA